GTGCTGCTCATGCAGATGCTCCTTGTTTCACGGTGAACCCACCGGCCGGTGGTAGGTGTAGTCCACGCTCACCCGGTACAGCCGGGCCTGATCTTCAAATTCACTGAGCCCCATGCGCACATCGGCAACGGCGCTCTTGTCCGCCAGCAGCGCAGCCAGGACCTGGTCTTGCAGGTGCAAGGCCTCCTGGTACGTTCTGGCGTAGGTGTCGACCTGCACGCGCACGCGCTGCAGGCCATGCGGTCCATCGATGCCAAAGATGTGCTCCTGCACGATGGGCGTGTAGACGATGGCCGGGTACTGGGTGTTTTCTGCAGCGACAAGCGCGTAGACCTCACCCCCGGCCAGATCCTTGATGACGTCAAAGAAATCCTGCACGGCTACTTCCTTTGCGGACCTCTGTAGAGGTTCTTGGCTTCCAGCTCGATGCGCTCACTCAACCTGTCCTTCATGGCCTGCACCGCTTCACGCCGCTTGGCTTCCAGGGCAGGCCTCAGGAATGGCCGTGCGCGCATTTTTCGGGTGCCAAACTCCACGAAACGCCAGTACCAGGCATCCTGCGAGAGGTTGCCCTTCTTGCCTTGCTTGCGATACTTCTTGCCGTGGCGCACCGTCACAAAGAAGGTCTGGCGCGTGAGGCTGGAGAGCTCGGGGATCTGTTTCATGATCACCGAGCGCTTGAGCGTGCCCGGTGGCGGCTGATTCGGTCCCAGGACTTCGGCCGCTTTGGGCGCACGCATGCGGGCTTCATCGCGGATGACCTTGGCTCCGGCATAGACCGAGACGCGCAGGCCGTTCTTGGCTACCCGGTCAGGCAATTCGCGCAGGGCTTTGGCCAATTCAGCCAAGCCCTCCACCTTGAAGCGTTCATGGTTAGCCATCGTCCAGACCTTCGCTGGCCAGCAGGATGACCAGGACGCGCTTTTCGTCCTCGTTCAGGGCCGAATGGATGTTGAAAATCCGCGACCTGTAGAGCACCCTGTACTGGGCCACCAGCTGAGGGTTGTCAAAAATGCTCTGGTAGCGAACCGTGATCTGGTGCGTGAGTTCGGCCGAGATCCGGCTGGCGATCACAGCCTCACGTCCGGACAAAGGCTGAATGTCTGCCCACACGGTGGCCACATCGATCCATGTGCGGCTGGGCGCGCCCAAGCTGTCTTTAACGGTGCTGGGGCGCTGAATCTTGATGCGGCGGCCCAGCGTTCCGGCTCCGATCGGGTTCATAGAGGCCTCATATCAAAGGTACCTTGTAGGGATCGAGCAGGCCATCGATGAATGGCAAAGGGTCAATACGCCCTCGCGTCATCGATGCCACCTCCTCGCGGTGGACGTACAGAGAGCCCAGGCGCAGCTTGATCCAGGTCTTGATGCCCTCGGGCACGGCTGAAGCGTCGCCATATCCGGCATCAAAGATCACGCTCACGGCCCCGATCTGAGGCAAGGCAATCGGCCAGATCTGCCCGAACACGGGGGTGATGCGGGCAGGCTCGCAGGCGCTGTCAACGATGTAGTTCGCTGCTGGCATGACCTGCCAGGCACCGGCCATGTCCAGATAGCGGATTTCCACCACCGACTGCACGGGCGATTTGGGCAGCAAAACAGCATGTCCAGGGAGCGTGAATGTCTGTCCTGCGGGCACACCCATGAGGCTCGGTCCTGGAAAGCTGTCGAGCACCATCCGCCAGCGCGCTGTGACAAGTTGTCTATTGGTCAAGGTCTCGGCCGCCTGTCGGGCAGCCGAGATGAGGACCTGGATCAGGCTGTCGTCGTCATCGAAATCCACCCGCAGGTGGAGCTTGGCTTCGGCAAGCGAAACCGGCTCTCCTGCAGGCGGGGTGATCAACTGCATAGGCATGCATTGCTCCCCCCGATTTCTTAGACCACCTGGACCACAGCGGTCTGGTTATTGGCGTCGCCCGGCGCAAACCGGGGATTGACGCCAAGCACCTGGGCTGCGGTCAGACTGGCAGCCACGCCCACGGTCACCGACAGGCGCACGAAGGCATAGCCGTTGGTCACATCCAGGTCATCCGGGCGCAGGTTGATCAGCGCCTGCTTGGCCGAGCCACTGGCAGCCTGAGTAAGCTGCGTGATGGCCTTGCCCGTCAGGTCCTTGGCACCGGTGCCCGAGGCATCCTGGGCCTGCTGAAGCTTGGCATCCAGCGTGGCGTTGGTGCCCAGCGCGCCGCTTTGGATGAGCGCCAGCAGGTTGTGGTGGTTACCGGCCGAGATCCAGCCGGTAGAGGTGGTGCCGACGGCCTGGCTGGCCGGGTCGATGGTGGCCAGAACCGAGAACAGCTCGCTGCCTTTTGCATTGGGAAACATGTGTTTTCTCCTTGATGGTCAGGCGCCTGATCAGCGAGCGCCCAGTTGGACAAAGGGCGACATGGTTGTGCTGCCCTTGGCGGGGGTGATCGGCGCAGCGATCTTGGATTGACCGTCCATGCGGAACGTGGTGCGGAAAGCCGTGAGGTCCGCATCGAAGTACAGGTGCATGGAGGTTGCGGTTTGCATGCCTCCCGCCTTGGTGATGGTCTGGTAGTACGACAGGTCCGCCAGGAGCACATCGCCTGCAGAGGAGAAGGTGTTGGCGTGCTGAGAGACGATCACCGGGCGGCCAAGCAGCGTGCCGTAGGGCGAGACCTGAATACCACCCGGGTTCATGCCGGTGGGCAGGTAGATCGGGTAGTTGCCCAGCGTCAGCGTGAAGAGCGCCGGGAGCACGTCGTTGTTGACGATCCAGACGGACTTGCCAAACGAGCCCGGGGGCAAGCGCGAGATCATCTTGGCCAGGTTCTGGGCCAAGAGCGTCTGCGTGGCCTGACCCGATTCCTTGGCCACGGTCACCGTGGTGGCGTTGCTCATACAACCGACCGGCAGACCAGTGCCCGAGCCAAACAGGATCGACTCGTTGGTCTTCCAGCGAATGGAAGTGGCGATCTTGTCGGGCAGGTAGGTCGACAGGGCATTGGTGTCGTCCAGCAACTCATCGGTCACCGGCACCAGGGCCATGAGCTTTTTGAGGCGCAGCGTCGACAGGCCCAGCACCGGCTTGGTACCGATGGCAGAAGCCGCCTCACCCTGCCAGTAGGCACGGATGCCGTTGGTGCCCCAGGGCGTGGTCTCGTCCTTGGGGAAGGCCATGGTGTTGCCCGTGATCTCCACGTTGTCGGTCATGGGCAGCAGGGAGTCCTCGCCCAGAGACAACTGGAAGATTTCCTGGGCGAACTGAGGCGGCACCAGAAAGCCGCCGTCCTGGGCCGATCCTTCATTTCCGAAGGTGGCAGGAGCCACAGCGTTTCGGCCCGAGCCGATCAGCAGGCGCTCATCGATGGAAGCTCCGGGGTTTTGCGCCTGGCGCACGGTCTTGAGGAAGTCGCCCACACTCTTGAAGCCATGTTTGGGGTCAGAGGCAGCGTTGTCCACCACCGTGATCACTGAAGCCGTGGTCAGTTGAGAGGGGTGGTTCATCTGCGCCTCCTCGGCAATCAGGGCAGCTTCACGATCAATGGCGGCTGAAGTTGCTTCGATCTTGGCCTTGAGGGCTTCGAAGGCTGCAACCTCTTCGTCGTTCATGTCGCGCTGCTCAGCGGCAGCGATGTCGGTCAGGGCGCGTGCGTCCTTGACCAGGGTGGCTTTGCGAGACTGCAGCTCGCGCAATTGCTTGCTCATTGGTTTATCTCCAGGAATGAAAAAGCCGCCTGGTCGAAATGACTCAAGGCGGCGACAGGGATCACGACCAACGGGTCGCAAGGGGACGCAGCCCTCTACGGAGGGCTGCAAGGGAAAGGGTTGAAATCAGACCAGCATCAAACCAGTGCGAGAGCGTCTCGCGCCTGTTTCAGTCGGGAATGGCTTTTCTGAGGCTGACTGCGAACGGCCTTGCCTGTGACCTTGGCCTGCATGCGGGCCAGAACGTCGTCAAAGGACGCGATGCCATCGACCATGCGTTGCGCCAAGGCAGCATCAGCTCCGAGCACCCGGCCTTCGCCCATGCCGTTTCGGACGTCGTCGACCGACACGCCCCGGCCAACAGCCACAGCCTGAATGAAGGCGTTGTAGTAGTCATCCACTCGAGACTGCATGAAGGCCTGGGCCTCGGGATCCAGTGGCACATAGGGGTTGCCCTCGACCTTGAACTTGCCAGCCGAGACCAGGGTGGTTTTGACGCCCTCTTCTTCCAGCGCTTTCGAATAGTCAAAGTGCGCCTGCCATACGCCAATGGAGCCCACCTCACCTCCAGGGGTGACGTAGAACTCACTGGCCGAGCAGCCAATCCAGTAAGCCGCCGAGGCAGCCAGGCTGTTGGCCACGGCCACCACGGGTTTCTGGGCTCGAGCTTTAATGATCTCCGTAGCGAGTTCGGCCACGCCATAAACGCTGCCGCCAGGGCTGTCGATGTCGATCAAGATCTGGCCCACCGTGTCGTCAGCCAGGACCTGGCGCAAGGCCGAGGTGAATTGCTGGGTGCTGGTGCTGCCGGGGCCAGAGATGTCATCGACCATGTTGCCCCGCTGGGTGACCACGCCATACAGGGGCAGCACGGCAATGCCAGAGCCCGCATTGGCCGCAGCCATCTGTTTACGGGTATCACGTAGTACTCGCTCCGACTGGATCTGGAACATGGCCTCATCAGTTGGAGGCTCGCCAGCTGACCAGCGGGTCAAGACCCCGGCCATGGCCTGCAGGCGCTCGGGCATCAGGGCCCAGGGGGTAGTCAAAAATTCGGAGAGCAGAAGTTGTCTGTTCATTTGTGTATTCCCAATTGAATGAGGGACCGGGACAGCGCCGGTTCATCCTCGAGTGATGGAGCGCCCTGCGCCCAGTCCTGCACGGCCGATAGAGGCAGGCTGAAGGTCTGGGCGATCAGGTCAATTTCGTTGGTACCCAGGGCACCCTTTTTGCAAATCCGCCGGGCCAGCCGGTGGGCGTTGGACTCAACCAGCTTTCGAAGACGCAAGCTCAGCTGCTGGTCCGGCTCGGGACTGGCATCGGTGTCGGAATCCTGAGATTCGATTCGCGCGTCCTCGGCGCCCTCTGCGTCATCCTCTTCGACCATGTTCAGCGGCCGCAGCGGTTGATCGAGCCCTTCGATCGGGTTGAGGTTTTCTGAGATGCGGGCCTCGTTGCGAGTAAGCCAGCCGTTCTGGATCCCGCTTTGGTAGTAAGCAGAGCGGCTGGCCGCATCCCCTCGCATCAGATTGGCAAAGTCAAACTCGATCTCCAGGGCGTCTCCATCTGGGAGTAGGTCAGATTCGATGGATGCCTCCCAGCGCTCAGCCCAGGGCGTCATGGTGTGCATGACGAATTCCAAGCTTTGCTGCTCGATGTTGGAAAACGTTGCCCGGTCCAGGTCCGCAATCATGTGTGGCGGCACTCTGAACAATCGGGCGATGTCCGTGATCTGGAACTTGCGCAGCTCCAGGAACTGGGCGTCCTTATTCGTGACGCCCACCTCGTGAAACTTCATACCGTTCTCGAGCACCAGGACCTTGCCCCGGTTCGAACCCGACTGCGCCGCCTGGTAGGACTCTCGAAACACCCGCTTGGACTCCGGGTCCTTAAAGGTGCCCGGGAACTCGATCCAGCCCCCTGTGGGTTTGGCATCGTTGGAGAAGAACCGAGCCCCGTAGTCCTGCGCGGCCAGCGCCATACCCAGGCTTTCTCGCGAGAGCTCGATGGGGCTCAGGCCAATCAGCCCATCCGAGGACAGGCCCCTCAGATGCCAGACCTCCCCACGAGGTAGGACGATCTCAGAGCCAGCCTGATCCCGGATGCGGTATCTGTAGTCGCCCGAGGACAGCAACTCCATCCTCACCCGGTCAGGGTGAATCGGGATCAGCTCGGTGATCTCTCCCCGGCTGTTGGCCAGGATCTGGCAGAAGGCGTTACCCCTCAAGGCCAGATGACCCTGCAGCATTTCGCGCCACTCGAATGGGTTCTGGTACCGGTTGGGCCGTTTGCATAGCAACTGGTAGAGCCAGTGGTCTGTCACCCTGTCCTTGCCGCCGTCCTTGCGAGGTCGATAGACCACCAAGGGGAGTGACGCCATGGTCTCCGAAAGGATACGCACGCAAGCGTAGACCGCAGCCAAGCGCATGGCCGAATCGGCCGAGACACGCATGCCAGAGATGCTTCGAGTCGAGACCGGCTCGAAATAGAAGTCCCCCCAAGGTGAGCGATCACTTTGGACGCCAATCCTGGAAGCTCTGAAGCGGTCAAAGAAGTTAAAAATTCCCATGACGTCAGAGCACCATCAACTCGTAGTCCGACCCCAGCACCACCGATTCACCCGGTTTGATCGCCCGAGACAGGGCCATGATCAGTGCGACGATGCCGTCTATCTTGTTTTCTGGTCTTTCCTTCCTTGGATAGATGTTGTCTTTGACGTCCGTGTGAGCGACCACGTTGCTGGCCATCCAAGCCAGCACCGGATCCCCGTCATGGACGAGTTTCTTTTGCAGGACCAGGGCCTCAAGCGTCTTCATCGGCTCACTGAAGTTCAGCACCGTGGGGCGCACTTCGATCATGGGCAGCCCCTCGGACAACATGCGCGTGGACAGCTGCGTGGCCTGGAACGGGTCAAAAGCAACGGCTTGCACAGAAAACCGCGACGAGATGTCCAGCAAATCGGCTTCGATCCAGCTGAAGTCGATCACGTTGCCCGGCGTCACCGAGAGGCGTCCTGTATGAGCCCAGCCCTCGTATTGACTGTTGCCTGCCGCCTGGACCGTGTCCTCAGGCAGGTAGTACTTGCCAAACACCGCGTATGCGTCTGGTGTGTCAGGGTGCTCGAACACCATGACGAGAGCCGCGATGTCCGTCTTGCTGGCCAGATCCAGACCCAGCCAGCAGGGCTGCCCCAGGAACTGATCGAGCTCGAGATCGGGGTTGGCACTGGCATCCCAAGACCGCATGTCCATCCAGGCCGTGTCTGCACTCACCCACTCGTTGAGGTGCTTGGTCTTGAAGTTGTTGACCGCGCTGGGCAACTGCATGGCCTTGGCCTGCAGGGGCACCAGGATCTCCTCGCGCACCGAAATGCCCCAGTTGGGGTTGGCTTTGATGAGTGAGTCCTTGGCGGCCCAGTCATCCCCTTCATCGAGCCCGTAGATGATTCCGAACTGGGAGTCGTCTTCGAACACCCGGTTGAGCAGCTTGGTGACAAAGCTTCGAACCTCGTAGCAGATGCCCGATCGGTTGCTGCCAGCCGTCGTGATCACCCACAGCAGTGAGTTGTCCCGCTTACCGGTACCAGTCTCCACCACGTCATAGACCGTTCGGGTCTTGTGGGCGTGCAACTCGTCAATGCAGCCGAAATGGATGTTCAAGCCGTCGAGCGTGGAGCCTTCTGCAGAAAGCGCCTCGAACTTGGAGCCGGTTTGCAAGACGTGCATGTTGTGCGCCCCGACGTTCACGGCAAAACGGTTCCTGAAACCCGGGCTCAGGCGCGCCATGGTCTGGGCATCGCCAAAGACGATGCGGGCCTGATCGCGGGTGGTTGCCAGCGAATACACCTCAGCGCCGCCCTCGCGGTCGGCTGCCAGCATGTACAGACCCACTGCCGAGGACAGGGTGGACTTGGCGTTGCCCCGAGGCACCTCGATGTAGGAGCGCCTGAAGCGGCGCTTGCCGTCTGACTTGACCCATCCGAAGACCGTGGACAGGATGAACACCTGCCAGGGCTCCAGAACAATCATCTTGCTGGCCAGTGGACCTTTGACGTGGGGCAATCGCTCGATGAAGGCGCACAGGTTGTCCGCTGGCCTGTAGGGCCTGCCATAGCGGTCCAGCAGTTCCGGGTTGAACTGGTACAGGCTGCTCTTGCGTTTGAAGCGGATCAGGTCATCGAGCTGGCGTTTGCAGGCTTTCTGGACCCACTCGCAGGTCAGGATCTCATGGGAGACAACGCGCTCAGCATATTGTTTGGCGCTTGCGGCGTATGTGCTCATCCTGTATCCCTTTGGGGTCAACCCACGATGTCCTCCCAGAGATCAAGCTCCTCGCCCGGGCGTTCATTTGGAATGGAGATGCGCGAGCGAGATGCCGGGGTGAATCCCATCTCGATCGCAGCTTTGGTCATGATCTGGGCCTGCTTGTTGGCAATGGCCAGGTAAGGCGACTGCATGGGCACGCCGCTGTGTGGCGCCTTCACCAAGAGCCCGGTCTTGCCGATGCCCGCCTGAGCCTGCCGGTAGAGATCTGCCGCACAGGCCCAGATCTCAAGCACGGACATGTCCAGCTTGCGGATCAGCGTGGGCGGAGCACATTCAAGTGCGTAGCGCCAAGCGGCTTTGGCACCCTCTGGCATGTAGTCCGGGGGCTCGACCAGCAAGCCCTCTGGGACGGGCTCGTGGTAGTTGGTCCGGCATGGCTGCAAGGTCCCTTTGATCTGTTTGACTTGAGTCGGCAGTGGCTTGCGTCCACCCATAAATCACCCGCTTGGTTTGATGTTCATCTGATGCACTGCCTTTGCTGCAGGCTTTGGGGGATACCCCCCCTTGTTCAATTTGCACGCACAAAAATTTGCGCAGGCCAACGCATCTTGGGCGGCAGTCTGTAGAGATTCATCCCCCCTACCTCCTCAGGACGGGGTCACTGGCGCGAGGACGCGGTCTCTGAGGCGGTCTTGGCGTTGTGACAGGGCACGCACAGGCTCTGCAGGTTCGCTCGCTCAAAGCGCTCACCGCCGTCTTTGACTGGAACGATGTGGTCAACGACCTTGGCCGGTTGCAACAACCCCTTGGCATGGCACCTGCAGCAAAGCGGGTTATCCCGTAGCACAGCTGCACGGGTGTTGCGCCACCTGACCGATTGATAGAAGCCCAGCTCCGTATCAAACCCTCTGCGCGCACGCCCGTACTCACGGTGCACTTTCAACTGGTGATTGGCGCAGTACCCAGGCACGTTGAGCACCTGTGCGCAACCTGGGTATCGGCATGGAGTGGGCGCACTTCGCGGCATCTCAATCGTCTTTCAAGGAATAAGCGACAGCTTCAAAAATTGACTTGGCTTCATCTTGATTCAGAGCGTCAATCCATCACATTGGATGAACGAAAGGAAGCAAGCCAATGAAACAAAACAAGGACCTGAACAAGTTGCTCGCGCAGATCGCCAAAGAACACTTGTTCATCGAAACGCTGGAGACACAGCACAGCGATCGCTCGGACTTCCACGACGTTGCGGTCTGGGCCATCAAGAGTGCGCTGGAGGCTGCTTACGCCGCAGGCATGGCTGCAAATAACGCAACAGCAAAAAACACATCAACAACATCGAAAGGCAAACAATGAAACTCACGGACACCCAACGGGCACTGCTCGAAGCGGCTGCGCAGCATCCACAAAAGAAACTGATCAACTTCCCCGACACCATCAAAGGCGGGGCTCGCATCAAGGTGCTGACCTCGATGCACAACGCAGAGCTCATCGAGCCAAGTGCCGCAGAGCCTGAGGTGTTCGTGGCCACAGCCACAGGACTGCAGGCGATTGGCTTCACGAGTCAAGCGCCGCGCGCCAAACGCGAAGGCACCAAGCAAGCCGTACTGATTGAGCTGCTCACACGCGCAGAAGGTGCCACGTTGCCCCAGATGACCGAGGCCACAGGCTGGCAGATCCACACGGTGCGCGGGGCGATGGCAGGCGCACTCAAAAAGAAACTAGGGCTGGATATCACATCAGAAAAGCAGCCCGGCACAGATCGCATCTACCGCATCACCACCACAACCGTTTGAGGACCTCATGAACCCGATCACTATCACCATCGAATCCAAGCCCACAACCATCAACTTCGATGGCCGCGAATTGCAGGTTCAAAAGCTCAGCATCCCGTTGCCCTTTGGCCGCAAGCCTACAGACATCTCTGACATTGCCGCTTGCGGCGTCGAGGTGGTGTACGTGACCGAGATCCGGGAGATGGACCCCGAAGAATTTGATGGCTTCAAATTGAACCTGGGAAAGTCTCGCGACTGGCTCAAAGGCAAGGGAGGCGATTACTGGGATGGCCGGTTGTGCGTGATGGTGCATGCACCTGGTCGCCCCTACTTGTTCATCGATCCATCAGGAGGAGACAGCGTTCGGTACCTCGCGCGTCTGGGCTGATCAGTCTCCGATTAGCGACAGATCAAAAAGATTTGATGAATCGCTTTACTTCATCCCCAAGTAGAGCGTTCATACAGTCATCGAAACAAGGAGCACCGACATGACCACCCGCACTGACCTCGAAGCCCAATACAACGACAAGCGAGCGCTTGATGCATTGGGAACAGCTCGCAACACTCTGGAGGCAGCGATCCGCGAATTGGACCGGTACGCAGGACGCCTTGAGGAGGCACAAACCCCATCAGACAAAGCCGACATCATGAATTGGGCGCTCAACCACCTCGCCTGCAACATCACCCCTAACCTGCGACTGGACATGATTGCCAGCGCACAAGCGCAATTTGCAAGTGCCGCCCAAGCCCAAAGGAGCGCCGCATGATGCTCAGCACCCAAAACGAAGCCTGGGGATTTTGGGGAACGATGGGTGGCTACGCCAGTATGGCCTGGCCGATCGCGATGACCCAAGTTGCCGAGGCCACAAGAGAACCATTTGAATCGGTGCGCGCCTTTCTGGACAGCAAGCAAGGCAGGCATTTCGCAGACACGGTGCAGGACGGTTTGAGCTTTGGCCTCGCGATGGACGCCGCTGTTGCCAAGGCCATCGCCAAATGGATGGACTGGAAGATTGGCCGCATCACCGCACGCGAAACAGGCATCCCAAGGGGAATGCCCTACCTGACTGGGTTTGTGATCCACGCCCAGCTCATCGAAGAATCCCTGACCGCTTAAGGAGACGACCATGGCAGCCATCAACACCACAACGCAGACCGAACAGAATTACGACCGCTTCATCGCCGAGCTGACTGCGCTCACCCGCAAATACGGCGTGGCCATCCAGTCGGTTGGGGGCGTGTACCTGGCTGATGAGCAAGGCGAATTTGACAAACTCACCTACACGGCCGACATCAGCAGTGGCGACCTGTACCCGAATTTCCCGGGTAACTGATCTCAGGCGGTCTCGCCCGCAGGTGCATCTTGCACCTGTGCGGCGTCAGCACTGATGTTCAACTCACCGAATTTCATGCCATCGTCCTCGCGCACCGCCTGCTGACCGGTGTAGTCCTCCCAGCGCTTGATGATCACATCCACGAACTTGGGATCGAGTTCAATGAGACGGGCGTGCCGCCCAGTCTTCTCGCTGGCGATCAGGGTGGTGCCAGAACCACCAAACAGGTCCAGCACGATGTCCCGGCTCTTCGATGAGTTTTTGATGGCCCGCTCGACCAGCTCGACCGGCTTCATGGTCGGGTGCAAGTCGTTGACCCGGGGCTTGTTGTAGTTCCAGATGTCCGACTGGTCGCGGTCACCGCACCAGAAATGGTCCGAGCCCTGTTTCCAGCCATACAGGATAGGTTCGTACTGGCGCTGGTAATCGGCACGACCGAGCGTGAAGGTGTTCTTGGACCAGATGATGAAGGTGGACCACTTGCCGCCCGCCTTGATCCAGGCCTTTTGGAGGGTGTGCAGCTCTGAAGAGCTCATGCACACGTAGCAGGCACCCTTGGTGACCACGAGCAGGTTCAAACAAGCGTCATAGAGGAACTGGAAGAACCCCTCACCCAGATCGTCGTTCATGATGCGCCGATCTTTGCCCCGCATCTTGTCCTTGGCGCTGTTACCGTAGTCCACGTTGTAGGGTGGATCGGTGAAAACCATGTCGGCCAATTGGCCACCCATGAGGCGCTCCACATCCGACAAGACGGTGGAGTCACCACAAAGGAGGCGGTGGTTGCCGAGAATCCACAAGTCCCCAGGTCTGGATACAGGGTCTACTGGTGCTTCTGGGATTGCATCATCTTCAGTCAAACCACCGCCTGATTCATCCCCATTCAGCAGGTCTTCGAGCTCTTTGTCGGAGAAACCCATCAGGTCAAGATCAAAGTCAGCCGCTTTAAGTTCAGCCAACTCGAGTTTCAGGAGCTCATCGTCCCAGCCCGCGTTCTCGGCCAGACGGTTATCGGCCAGGATGTAGGCCTTCTTCTGCTCGGGCGTGAGGTGGCCCAGCTCGATGACCGGGACCTCTTTGAGGCCCAGCTTGCGCGATGCCATCAAGCGCCCGTGCCCCGCGATCAGGCCCTTGGCACCGTCCGTGAGGATCGGGTTGGTCCAGCCGAACTCGGTAATGGAGGCCGCAATTTGCGCCACCTGGGCATCACTGTGGGTGCGGGCATTGCGTGCGTAGGGGACGAGCGCGTCCACTGGGACCATTCGGATCTCAGGATGATTCATGGGGGTAACCAGTAAAATTGGCTGCAAAACGAGAATGTCTTGCAGTGCAAATCAAAGTAGTTCGCGGGGTTCTGGCCCGCAAAAGCCCGACTGAGGCCACAGCATCCGGAGCAGGCTTTACGCCGCTGGTTGCTGGGACCTACGAAGTGGGATCAGAAGTCAACAGCCGTCTGGAGGTTCTCCGCGAGGGAAAACCGACTGTGTACCTGCCGCTGGAAAAGCTGGCTCAGTACGAGGCCGCAGGGGAAATCGAAGTTCATCGTCAGTAGACGTTGATGTCATCGACTGTGTGTGACTGTCATCACTGTCTTTGCACTCGTTTGTCCACCGTAGATGAAAATGTAGCTGCAAATCGGCCAAATGTTGCAGCGTGTTTTGGCCTCAAAAACCGCGCATTCCCTTTTGAATTTGAATTGCGCCGCGCATGCACGCCAAAACACGCTAATTTCCTCTCTGGTTCGAATCCTCACTGTTTCGGTTGCGCGGCCTGCCGGTTGAGGAGATCGGCCACCACTTGCATGTCTCGCTTCCAGCGTCTCCATGCTGTGGTGCGGTCACAAGCAAAGCGCTTGCTGATCTCCACCCAGTCAAATCGCTTGGCCCGCATCCACACCAAGTGCCGCTCATCGAGTTCAAGCATCTGCACCCAGCGCATGACTTCGAGCATCCGCTCGACATCCTGTGGGGATGGAGGTGCCATTCGATACACCCGGTGCGGATCCGGGTAGGCGTCGCTTGGCAAGATAACGATGGGCCAGGTGCTGGCGTAACCCTGTACCGCCACACGTGGCAGGCGCCTGGCAGTTCTCGCCGCATCGACAAAGCGCTCTGCCACCGCTTCGACTGTCCAGGTTTCAACCATGGCCACCTCCCTTGGATTGAGAGTGACCATGGTTTTGGCCCTGACCTTGTCCGTAGAGCCGCTCACCAATGGTGCGAATGAGTTGGCGCTCCAGGAAGTCCAGGCGCTCGTCCTCTTCCGAGATGACCAGGATATGTTGCTCGCGCCATCCCTGGCGCTTGGTGGCTTCGACATCCACAGGAGTGGGCTGCATGCGCCCAAGGGGCGATGGGTAACGTGCTGGAGGGATCTTCATACCCGCCCTCCAAACGAAATATTCCGATGCGCCGCTGGGAAGTCAGAACCGGCGCATGCCGGTTTTGACAATGAGACTGACGTTATTGACGGTACATAACATCCCCTCTCTTTATGCGCGTCTACGCGCCCGCGTAAAGAACCAATGTAATGAATCGTCAGTTGTGTCAAAGAGCCGATATCTGAAATCTTTTTCATTGAAATTTCCTCTCAATCATCGTTGTATGGATAGGACCGGGCAGGCAAGGAAGTGGGCTGTTTGAGGTCGATCCCCTGATAGCCACGCACGCCCATGGAGTTGCGCCACTTCTCGAACCGTCTGGCCAGCAAGGCGTCCGAGAACCGGCGCTGCGTGCCTATGTACTCACCACTGAGTTCGGCCCACTGCTTCCAGTCGTTGAAGAGGGTGGCTGTCAATGCCTTGTGGTTGACGCCCAGGTTGCAGCGCTCACTCATCCACCGCCCCATGGCGTCCT